GATAGCATGGCTGAGTTCTACAGATTCATGCTCGCGAACGGCAGCAAAATGTCTGGCGACAAGACTCCCATCGTTATCGAATGGGCGCGGCGGAACCTCACCGAAGAACAGTTCAACTCGCACTACAATGGGAGGGTCAGCAAATGAGCGAAGAAGCAACACTTTCCGCCCCGGCAGCAGTCGAATCTTCGGCAGCATACGGCACAACCGTATCGCCTGTCGATACATCGGCCACAACGGCGGCATCGACGGCATGGTATGGGCAATTGCCCGAAAGCCTCGCAGGCGACCAGAAGTTCTTCGATCAGTTCAAGGATCAGGAGTCGTTCATGCGATCCGCCAAGGAAACGAAGAGCGCACTCTCCCGCAAGATGGAAGGATACGTCAGAATTCCCGGCGAGAACGCGAGCGAGGACGACATCGCTGCATATCACCAGGCTATCGGAGTTCCCGAAGATCCATCCGGCTACGAGATCTCAGCGGAGGAGGCAATCAACCTTCCCGGTTTTGATCCCGAAGCACTCGGCCCGATCAAGGAAGCCGCGCATTCCCTTGGCCTTTCCGCTCAACAGTTTGAGGGACTTGTTGCCGCGCAAGCTCGCATCGAGTCCGCTCAGATCGCTGAGATGACACGGGCGGAAGAGGCACTCGTCAACCAGTGGGGCAACGACTTTGAATACAAGGTGATGGACATTCAGCAACGAGTAGGGGAAGTCCTCGATCTTGATCAGATGCTGATGCCTCGGGCGGATGTCCTTCGCGCCCTAGACTTCCTTGCCGCAGATTTCCGGCAGGACACAACCGCAACTGGTCGCGCATCGACTAGCGTGTCGAGCATCGAAGAGCAGATCGGCTCCATCCTGCAAAGTCCCGCCTACCGAAACGGGACCGACAAGGCAGCACGGGAGCGATTGCACGGTCTATATCGCGAGCAAGCAGCAAGAGAAGCAGCAACGCGAAGATAATTTCCACCGCAAGGAATCGCTACCTAGCAATGGAGTCCCCACCCCGGTTTGTCGTTTTTCTGGGGTGGGGATATTTTTTTACTTGCACAACTAGACTTTGACGCAAAGGCATTAAGATAGTTCTTCAAATGGCCCCATGAAATGGGACTACCGGGAGAAGGCGAGCAACCAACGAATGGCCCCGCGAGGGATTACCGGACGGCAGGTGCAACACCTAAACTTCTAAACCCATTTCAAAATCATGGCACTATCTATTGCCCACGGCATCCCAGAAGAATTCCGCCGCGAATTCACCAACAACCTCGAGCATGAGGTTCAACAGCTCCTCTCCAAGTTCTCCAGCCGCATCAAGGTTGAAGGCTTTGAAGGCAAGGAAAACATCTACAACTCCCTTGAGCCGCGTTCGTTCAAGAACCGCAACGGGCGACTTCAACAGTCCGCTCCTACGGAAGCCGAACTTCACGCTCGCAAACTCACGAAGGTTCCGTTCTACGATCAGGCGATCTTCGACAAGTGGGACAAGGAGTTCCTTGGCAAGCTCGCCCTCCCTGACTCGGAAACGATCCAGGCGATGAAGGCTGCCTACGCTCGTCTCATCGACACCGAAGTCTGCAAAGCCGCAGACGCCACCGTTTACGGAGGTCAGGAACCGTATGTCACCGCTATCGATCTGCCGGACACGCAGAAGGTTAGCGTTCAACTTGGATCAAGCCCTGCTGCCAATATCGGACTCACTCCCGACAAACTGGTCAAGGCAATGCAGATCTTCAAGGAGAACGACATCTATCCCGAAGAGGAAGAGTTGATCCTTGCCATCAATCCGAAGGCAGAGCAAGACCTGTATACCTACGTCAAAAACTCAAGCAATGACGTATATGCAGCGATGATCTCCCGTTGGTTGGAATCCGGCGGATCGACCAAGCTGTTTGGTTTCACCGTGATCTGCACCAACCGGATCGTGAACACTACCGCTACTGACATCGACAGTTGCTTCGCTTACTCGGCCAAACGTGGACTCTACATGGCTCCCGAAAAGCTTGAGATCCACATGGATGTCCTTCCAACTCAACAACATGCCTTGCAAATCAGCGCATATGCGACACTAGGCTTTATGCGACGTTTCGAGAAGGGTGTCGTTATGATCCCCTGCGACCGCAGTCCTGCCTAATCAATTCCACCACTGAAAGGAAAACCATCTCATGGCATCTATTAATACCGCAGAACGAACCGCACAACTCGAAACGCTTTACAAGCGTGAGGTCTCTCCTTCTTATCGGCAGCTTCAAGCTCCCTTGAGAATCGCGAGCTATGAAACGATCACTCTCACCGCAAGCTCCGTTACCGCAGGCGACACTATCGTCCTCGGAACGCTTGGTTGTGGCGGGCGAATCATCCCAGAGCATTGCCGGATTGTCGGCACGGGCGGAAGCGTTCAAGGAACCGTCAAGGTTCAGAAGGTCAATTCCGAAGGAACTGCTACTGATGTCACTGGCCTTGCTACGCTTGCCACTGATGAAACGGCAGTTCCGTTCCTCAAGAGGTCCGGTGCGCGCACGCTTGCCGATTTTGAAGCAACTGATTACCTTCAGTTGACAATCGGCACTGCGACCGCACTTGCTGCTGGCGACACTGTTGAGCTTTATCTGGCTTACTCGTCAGACGAAGCTTCCTGATCCACTTCAACATCCCGCTCATCCTTCGGGGTGAGCGGGTTTTCTTTGAATCGCGGGATAGTCTAGAGGTATGACGGGAGGTTCATATTCTCCAAACACGGGTTCGATTCCCGTTCCCGCAATCTACTGCGAACATGGCTGATGTAGACATCGCGAACCTAGCCCTCTCCCATCTGGGAGCGCAAAGGATCGCGTCACTGTCTGATACCAGCAAGAACGCTATCGCCTGCCGCCTGCATTACGACACGGTTCGCGACTCGCTACTCAGAACCAGGCTTTGGAAATTCGCCATCGTCCCGGTCAAACTGTCGAAGCTTGCGGATGCTCCCATCTTCGGCTGGAGCAACGCATTCGTCCTCCCGCACGATTTCCTGCGTGTCGCTACGTTCAACGGTTTCGAGGTCGATCTCCGCGCCTCAGAGTTCCGCATCGAGGGACTCACGCTACTGACTGACGCTGATGAGGCGCAGATCACCTACGTTCAGCGAGGAGTTTCCGCAGATCGCTTCGATTCCAACTTCGTCGAGGTGCTTGCCTACCGTCTCGCGGCAGCAATCGCGATGGAGATCACGCAGTCCGCCGATCTCCGCAACATGATGGAGGCAATGGCGGCAGAGAAGCAGAAAAAGGCAGGACATGTCAACGCCGCACAAGGACGCTCGACCGTGATCTCGGGACCGTCTGACGCAGCATTCGGGAGGCACTATTAATGGCTACACCTACCGACATCTGCAACATGGCGATCTCACGGTTGGGGCAACCGAAGATCAACGATATCGGCGAGAACTCAGCGGCAGCAATCGCTTGCCGCGATCACTTTGAACCAGTTCGGGATGCTCTCCTGCGCGGACATCCTTGGAACTTCGCGACCGTTAGGGCGGATCTTGCTGAAGGTGCGACTCCCGAATACGGCTGGAGCAGATCCTTTACCCTGCCGGATGACTTCCTGCGACTCAATACCGTCAACGGAGTCGAGGCATCGAGGTGCGAGGCAGACTACTCCCTGACGTTTAGAACGATCTACAGCAACGCGGACACGCTCCAGGTTACCTACGTCAAGCAGATCGAGGACACTACCCTGTTCGATCCTCTGTTCGTCGAGGCATTCGTTCTTAAGCTTGCCGCAGCAATCGCTCCCAGCATCGCAGATCCCACTGAGAAGAGCGCGATGGAGGGACTGTCCGCTAGCAGGCTAAGGGATGCCGCCTTCGCAGACGCGAGCGAAAACCGCTCGATGATCTCGACAACGTCGATGGGCGCGGCATCCCGCTACTATCGACCGCAGGCAGTAGCATTCGACGCATGGGG